CCATTCAACCGGCTTGAAGTTGAAATCATGCCGGATCTTGTAAGCGATTTCATCGAATTCGAAGGAGTAAGGATCATTGCCGCCAAGAACGGCCCGAGTTCCCCCATCCTTCACTCCAATGAACGGAATAGTATTTCCGTTGAGAGTGATGGCTGCCAGGAAGGCGAGCTGTCCCTTCAGATCGGAACTCATATAGTAGTTGTTGGCATCAGTAAAGTAACGTTCCTCGATGACTGCGTAACGCCCCTTGACCTCATTTGGAATCAGGGCGCCAGCACCATCTGGAAGAACATCGTTGTTGACAAGAGCGTTGACAATCCACCGGTACTCCACAGGGATAATCAGTGTGCGCTGATTATCAGGAGAAGTGACCTTATAACCTTCATCATCGGTCTGCGTATCGAGTTTGAGCTCCATCGCCTTGAGGAGATCCATTCCCGCCTTATCAGCGGTGAGAGCCGTCGCAGCACCGAGATTTGCATGTGCAGAAGAGAAGAGAGCATTGCCATCGAACATGGTGGGATTAGACTGAAACGCGTCGATGGCCGCAACCTTCGACATCGTTCGTGCCAGAGACTCACCAAGCATTCGCGGCCACTTCGCAATCTCATTCAGCCGATCAGAGATGATCAGCTGCCGAGTGAGGCCGAAAGTGTTTCCCCACTCACGAAGCCGCAGGTTCTCGCCCGGCAGCTCCTTGAGATAGATATCGTTGTATGGACCGTTAAGAGGCTTCTCCTCAATATCAGGGAAGCGCCCCCATCGACTCATATCCCAGGACTCGAAATCCTCCAGAGAGAAATCTCGAGAATACTGCGACCAAGAGCCAGAAATCTCCTGGAAGCGATCGAGGAAGGTATGGCGGCTCAACGACCCGATATAAGTCGGGAAGTCTGAAGTCGACATCGCTTCCTGTGCATCTAGCAGACCAGCCTCCAGCTGTTCGCGAGCCTCGATATAGGCGTCGAACAGCCGGATGTGCTGACCTGGCGCAAGCCCGAGCAGATTGCCCGGTCGTGCACCCATATTCATTGAAACCTCCTCTTAGAGCTGGTTCGGGTTGAAGAGCTGAACCTTCAGAGTGGCAGTCGCGGACGATGCCGGCGAGGTAGCCCAAGCCCGCCCAATGACAGACCAGTTCGTTGAAGGAACTGAGCCCGCTGGGAAAAGCTGAAGCGTCGTAGCCATCACGCTAGGGGCTGCCGAGATCTTCACACCCGGATTGATATTGCTACCGTACACATTCTTGAGTTCGTGAACTTCCTCAAGAATCATATGTGCAGGAGCGCCTACACGGGTCGTATCCTGAACCACTCCGAAGAATCCCTGCTGATAGACAAGATCGCCTGCAGCATTGATCACGGTCGGGATGAAGGTTCGACGACGACCAGCATGGACCCTAGTTCGCGACATTACTTGCCCTCCTTCGAGGCATCGCCACTAGCAGCAACCGGCTTCTTGCCGAACTGCGCTTCAACACTCTCCTTCACCGAGAAGGTCTTAATTTCCCCGTCATTTACGGGAGTTCCACCGGGACCCATTCCAGAGATATGGGGACCAACACCAACTGCCTTCAGTTCCTCCTTTGCATCATCAATGGCCTTCTGCACTTCCTCCTGTTTGAATTCGGTAATACCCTCGAAACCATGCATTACGCGAGCACGAACCACGGGAGGAAGACCGGAAGTCGCGAAGGCCGCACGAACCTGCTCAGCAGCAGATTCCTTGAGATCTTCAATCCTCTTCTGCTCCTTCCGATATGCCTCGAAACGAGCGTCTACGAGAGCGTCAACTTCTTCCTTCGCGACGTACTCGGCAGCTGTGCTCTCAGGAGCATTGCCATGAACAGGGAGCTTGTTAGCTGTTCCTTCTGGATGGAACAATTTCCATAGCGTCGGACTATTCTTCTGAATATCCTCCGCCGTCAGAGTTCCCGCCTCTGCCTCGATGGCAGCCCAATCGATGTCACCCACTGATTCTCCTTCCTCTTCACTCTCCGTTGCCAGAAGCTGCCCGCCAGCCGCGGGGTAAACAACCCAATCCACAGAGCGCGGGTGGGTGAAAGCATGGACATCTTCAAGAGCACGTCCACCTGGCTGGGGAGTTCGAGTTCCGCGGAGGAGCGAGTCGATTGAGATACCGGCGAATGCCTGAGCCCTCTTGACCCTCTTGTAGAAATCTTCATCGAAGAATTCTACGTTTCCATTGAGAGCCTGATTCGGTTCGTCGTACTCAGTGCTCTCGATCGCGGAAACCATATCCATAAAACTACGACTCAGAGAGGTTTTACCCTTCTGTGCGTGATCCACGAACATCCGGACTCCGTCGAAGATACCTTCTTGTGCAGCTCGCTTCAAAGCACTTGGACGGTAATTCCGATTGTTCTTGGATAGACCAGCCTTGATGATGCGAATCTTGGCCGTTAGACGCCCATCTTCGCCTTCCTGTGCCGAGATGAAACCACCATCGAAATCGATGATTTCAGTTGCCCGGAATTCCTCGAGAGTTGGAGTCGATGACTGCTTCTTTGTCATCACTCCCTCCGTAGCAGCTTGGATGGTGCCGCAATAGGCTTTAGGATCTTTCTTGTCGGCATTCTTTCGAACGCATTCAGCGAAATCCTTATAGCCGGCGAAAGGCATCGGTTACTCATCCTCCTCCTCGCTGGCAGCCGCAGTTGCGGGCGTATCTGGACCCAGAATCTTACGCAGCTTCGTTCCCTTCTTGCTTACCTCATACTTCCCGCCATTCGAGGTGACGACGGTTCGGCGCTCATCACTATGACCGATTACATCAGCTTCCTTATATCCGCTGACCTTAAGGAACTGAGCTACGAGATCCCCCTTCTTTGCCGCCTTAGAAGGGATCTCTTCAGAGCTTTCTGCCACTGCCGTTTCCTCAACCATTTGTCAAATCCTTTCGCTAGGATCCCAATTGGGACCATCCAGATGAACCAACTTGTGGTTTTCCAATCTGTATTTCCCACCTCCCCGAGTTAGGAATGTATTCGTTTCATAACTCACTGACAGCAGATCAGACGGTCCGTAACCGGACAATGAGAAGAACTCCCATTCGAGTCGCTTCTGCTGTTTTGTTTTCGGAACGTCTTCAACTAGTGTCATGGAGGATCTCCAAAAGGATGCCTCTGATCCTTCGCTGGAGATCTTCATTGGGAAGTGGGAATCCGCCAGCTGGGCGGATCGTACACCCACAGGAGGTGAGGCCGCGGCAGACATCGCCGCTACCCGGAATCCCAGGAAGAACAGGAAGTCCAAGAGGTGTGAAGTTGTTCTTCTGGTAGGGACCACCGAGTGAAGCTGAAAGACACGGGACGCAATGCTCTGTGGGACCGAGAACCCAGTCAAGAGGCTCAATTGGAATTGCTTCAGTCCTACCGAGCTCGAACATGCCCCGAAGTGCTTGCAGATAGAGCCCTGCCCGCTGTATTGGGTTTAGAACATAGAAGCCTCTCTGTAAATCACGACCGAATGCTTTCAGAAACTTGCGTTCTTCTGTCAACTCTGCGTTGATCAGGCGTATATCTCGAATAGTGAGTGTATGGAATGCGTCGATGGAGAGAGCACCTAATGAATAGGAAATGCCCAATCCATCTCGTAGAAGCCTGGCACTCGCATGATCGAATCCCGCCAGATTAATACGACCCGCCCCAAGATCATCAATGAGACGGAGGAGTCGAGAACGAAATCGTCGTGCAGTAATAGCGAAGGTTTGTTCAAGAATTCCAGCGTCATATCGTCCAAAGTTCGGACTTCTAGTGTTGAGGAGTGTATCAGGTCTGACATTGATCATGCGGGCTTAGGCCCGTTCCTTGCAGGAGCAGGCTTCCCCTTAACTAAGGTCTTAAGATCACCTGGAAGACCGTTCGAAGAACCGTCGCGAGCGGCCAACTTAGGATTACCATTAGAATTACGATCACCGTTCGACGGGGCTGTAGGATCAGCAAGTCCCCCGTTCGCCAGCGCGTCCACCATCGCCTGATGCTGTGCCTGGCGCTGTTGTTCAAGCTGAACCTCCTCTGCGTCAATCTCGTTCATCAGCTGATCGAGATTGGGAACGTTCATGACGCTGAGTGCGCCCTTAATCGACTCGCGCTTGACTATACGGTTCCCGCTGGCGACGTTCTGAGTCAATTGGCTCCACGCCGTCATGTATTTCACGACGTCCTGTGAAATGATAGGCGGGAATGAGCCTGCGATCCGGTCGATTTGTTTCTTTGCGTTCTCTACGTCGCTGGCGACGCGGATGACCCAGAAACACATTTCGCGGAGAGCATCCTCGGTCCACTGTTGCCAATCCTCGAATGTCTTGACCATCGGGAGTTCCATCGCCTGAGCAGTTGCCAGGTTGGCATCTCCACCATCACCAAAGTACTGGACGAACATCCCTACGCCCGATCCAGCTGCCATCAGAAGCGATCGCCCGTCCTCCTTCGCGTTAACTGCTCCGGTGTCAGTCTTCATCCACTCGAGATCTACCGCCGGATTCGAGTCGTGAATACCGCCAGCAGTTGGTCTAGTAAGCTTGGCGATCTCACTATTGGTCGATTGAGCATCGTAGCCAACTGTAAGAGGTCCGAGCTTGTTAGTGAACTGAGCAACAGCAGCCGGGCCTCCCTTAATCTTCCGTTTATAAGCAACGGAGGTCGCAGCAGCATTGATAGCTGCTCGATCTTCCATGAACTCCTTGTAGACACGGAACCATTCTCGGGAGGCATAGAGTTCACTAATCCCTCTCTTTCCCTTCTTCGTCCACAGGGGGTTGATCATAGAATGAAAGATTCGCTCCGTATCGTCGGCTAGCTCTTCGGCCTTAATCTTGATTCGAGTCTTCAGGTCCGCGAGCTCTTCTGGTAGAATTCGGTAATCTAGGTAGTAGCGTGTTTTCGGTTGACCCTTAGGTTCATACATCCGGCTCTCGCCGTTGAAGACCTGTTCAACCCAGCATCGAACATAATAGACTGGTTTCTTCCAGTCATCAGGATCATAAATGATCGTGTCGATCTGTTCTACCGGAATCTCAGTGAGTTTAACGAAGGGTTCGGCTGGACCTTCAAACCCGATGAAGAACTTCTCCCCATCAGTAGCGACCTCGTCCACCCATTCCTGCATCGCTGCTCGTGATGTAAGAGTACGCTGATTATCCGCATCCTTCCAAAAGGATGTGATTTGATCCTTGAGGCTATCATCGCCAATGGACGAGAGGGGTAACGTCCCTGTAGATGGCGGGAGATTACCTACGGCCTCTCTACCAATCTGTGGGCGGGGTCGATTAGCTGGTGCGGGCGGACCCCCTGTGGGCTTATTCCCTGGGAAGAGCCCGTTCAGTCCAGGTTTTGGACCACCATTCGAATCTTGGGGGGCTTCGCCGTCAGAACCCTGAAGCGGCGGCATCTGCACTTTCTGCTCTGGATCAGGGCCAACCACCATCTCGACACCCTTGCCGAGTGTGAAGCGGACAATGAGTTTGATTGCCTGCTTCGCGAGCGGGTTCTCCTGACGGAGTCGACGAAGTCGAAGGAGCGTAGCTTTGCGGTTGGTGCCGGGGATGACTTCGGCGATAGCCCCGATCTCAAACAGCGCGAGGTAGTCGATATCTTCAATCTGACGCTGCAGGAGAGCATTCTGCGAGTCCAGGTGTTCCAGCGCCTCGGTGTAAACCGCGAAGCGCTCAGTCCACTCCTGTTCCCGCTCTGAATCATTGGCCTGGATCTCAGCAAGAGCGATATCCTTCGCCTCGAGAACTTCTTCAATTCCTGTGAGACGCGCTACCGTCTGCTGAAACGGGTTCATGGCGTGTAACTCCAAACCTTTAGGTTCTCTATCTCAACATACCCCTGTACAGCGGGATCGGGCAAGGTCCAAGTTAGATTAGTTTCAAACTGCATGACAAGATGCATCGGCGTGTTCGGAACGTTACTTGTAGATTTCCCGATGGATACTCCATCAATTAAGAATTCATCGCTGATGCCGGGTTTCAGTTCATTGACGTAGGTGTGCCAATCTTGCCAGCTCGTTCCAGTTGGACTGTTGTAGTAATCCTGCTGAGAACCGCTCGTAGCATTCTGCCAATGCATGAATGCAGCGGGCTGTTTGTCATAAGAGGATTCTGGCCAATCGCTTTCACCATCACGAGGCCAAATCCCCGATTTCGGCCACAGGAGCGGTACACCCTTGTAGCCGACCATCCTATCAGCGCGGATGCGGAATTCAACCCGCAATCCAAGGAAATCACCACGAGAAGAAAGAGAACCCGGCGGAACTGGGCAGAAAGCTGCAATTCTTGGATACTGATCGGTATGGATGAAAATACGGAGCTTTGACCCGTCTGAGGAGATAATAGATGGATCGTAGTGACCGGTATAATGATTAGTCCAGGTATTAGGATAGACGAAGTACTTCGAGGAGTCCCATGTTGTGAACTCATCGTTCCAAACTAGAGTCCAAGAAGGTAGATTAGAACTAGAAGGAATGGGGGTGGGCTGAGTAGTAGGTGTTGGCGAAGGAGTAATGATGGGGGTTGGAGCTATTGTGGGCGATGGTGCGATTGAGGGATGGGCGGAATGGCAACTATTTCCGGGACACGGTTTATCAGGAGGACGAGCCCCAGCGAGGAGGAGGCTGAAAACTGCAATGAAGGCTAACAACCAAGTTCCGGCCATACGACGCATCATCAGTAATCTCCTAAGCTGACCCTCTCCCTGATACCGGGGTCAACATCCTCGATATCTGCATATTGCACGTCTACTCGCTTCCTATCCTCATTGAAGAGGTAAGGGAACTCGTTGTAAAGCCCGTATCTGATCGCGTCCATCGCGTGATTGTCAACGTCCACAGGGACTTCGGTGGGATTTGTCTCTATTCTCTTTCGGATTTCGTCTGGGTAGTGGTAGGTTCCATACTCTTTCGTCGACGAAGTGCACGCCGGATCGAAAGTAATCCGAGGGACAATGAGATCCGATGTCGACCGGAGGGGATCTTTAAGGAAGTTGTGGTGGACTTCGATTCCCTTCTTGATTGTTGGCTTCTCTCCTCCCGCCCGATAGCCGCGAAGTCTCCAAGTGCCAGCAGCTTCAGCCGCCGCTTTGTCGATAGTGACAACGAGATCTTCACGAGGATGTCCCCCTTCTAGAAGATATGGCCCCCACTTTTCCTCGGCTTCGGCGATGATATACTCGGTGGTGCGTCCCGTACGATAAATCTCCCCGAGCACGTGGATATTGTCTTCAGGTGTGATCTGAACGAGGAGTACGCAGTATGGAGCGGATGTACCAGGATCAACCCATAGCTGGGTGCGAAGGAACTCGTTGTATGGGATGTGATTAGCAGCATGAATCTCCTGACTGAACTCTGGGAAGACGAGGCCACCATACGAGATGAAATCTGCCTCCCATTCCTGTGCGAAGGCTTCTGGAGTAGAAGTTCGCTTCGCCTCTTCAATTTCTTCGTCAGAGAGGAGTGGATTCATGCGTGACGGAATTTTCCAGCTCTCCCACCCCTTCTCGTAATCTGGGTGATCCTTCTGGCCACGATTAAAGAAGTCGAAGAACCAGTTGAATCCACGAGGAGTAGAAGTGAGAAGGGCATCGCCGCGACGATCAGCGAGTGCCGGCCGGAGATACTGATCCCATGTGCGATGCTTCAAGCGGGCTGCCTCAGCGCAGACGATGAGGTCGAGCCCCTCTCCAATCAGCTGATCTGGGTTCTCTTCCGACCGGCACTCGATCATACTGCCGTTCGAGAGCTGCATAAACAGTTCTCGTTCGGACTTACGCCTGACCGGGATCATCTCTTGCCCTACGATGATGTTCCAGGCAACGCGGAATTCCTTTTCCGCAAGGTCCATCGAGGGTCCGACGATCCAGATGTAAGAATCGGGAATTACAGCTTGTGCGTAGATCTCTCTACCACCCAGGACTGACTTCCCGATTCGGCGACCACCATCAACTACACGGAAACGAGCTTCACTCCGGTGAACTCTCGCCTGATAGGAGAAGGTCTTCAGGCCCGTACTCTTGAAAATCGACGCCTTCCCCGCCGCGCTTCGCAGAGATGAGCGCTGCGACGACAGCATCGTAGTTGTTGTTGGTGACATTGATCTCTCCGATGTTCATTCCACCAGCACCGCCCCTCCCAGGCGAACCAGCAACTCGGTCCCAAACTCGGAGAAGGTCCAGCAACTCGATGTTTTTAATAACCTGTGGTTCAGTTCGGACTTCTAGTTCCTTAAGAACCCTTCCCAGAATTTTCGAGAATGTAGTTTTCCGGAGTTCATCAATTCGAGTTCTGAAGTTAGCTGTCGTGTAGTACTTCTTGACTTGGCGAACCGAAACCCCTGCCTTGGCTGCAGCAAGTCGATAAGTTCCGCCAGCTGCCAGTACCATCGCGGCCATTTCTTTGTGAGCAGCCATCGAAGCATAAGGAACACGCTGGTTCTCCAATCGTTCCTGTCGTTCCTCGAACGTCTCGCGTCTTGGATCGAGAATCTCCATAGCAGGCGTAATTGCCTCTGCTTTTCTTCGGAGATTAGGTTGAGCACCGTCTGGGATCGGAACCAACTCCCGATGTCGCTTCTTTTTCTTGGGTGGAATGTACTCGATATCCGCCGCTTTCATCGAACGTACCTCAGACTGGTCCTGATCCCTTTCGCTACTGTAGTTTGAAGATTGTAGAGGCTCATATCTAATTGACGCGAGACGTCACTTTCTTCAACCCCTAGAAGCAATCTTAAGAGGGGCTTCGCCATCCGCGGTTGATGTCCGAATAAATTCCACAGGGCGAATGTTGCTGGAGTAGAAGTCTTGCCCGGCTTCCGACTATATTGCTCACGCGCGAGTCGGAAGTTCTTCAGAGATTGGCCGGGTAACGGTGCGACCAATCCCATCTGGCTTTCAATGTATTTGAGGAATGATTCCTTCATCGCTGGATTGCCGTTATCAGCGAGTTGTTTGTACTCGTGTACGCGAGTTGGTGCCTCGTCCTTGAAGAGGTTCCAGAGGAAACATAGACCGCAGAAGGCTGGCGTCCCCTCATTCCACGTCCAAACCACGTAGAGAAATGAGTGAGAACAGCCGAAGTTCTGCTGGACCACGCCGTAGAAGTAGGCCGATCCGTCTGGTTCTAGCACCTGAGCTTGTCTCCTAAACAGGCGCCTCAAACTAGAATTTCCCACTACCGGGGTTTCCGGAAGTTTAGACGAGGAGCTCTTCCCTCGTTTGGACCTGTGGGTAGATCCAGTTTGCCGCTGAGCTCTTCCCGGTGGATGAGGCCGCCCTCACGTAGATAATATCTCATCTGGAAACTCTTGTCAAGGTTCCTCATCTTCCAACCTTCAGGGTTAACCGAGTTTGCTAGTGAAGAGCTTTCGGCTATTTCCTGAAGCAAACTGAACTTTCCTTGCGCCCTAAGATGGTGAGGAGTTTAGATGAAGAAGTAGATGTAGATCATTCTCCTCATGGGTTTCGGATACAGGGTAAAGGTAGTTTGATACTACCGATCAATCTAAACTTTCATTACAACTCATCTTCAAAATTTTCAAGAGGCGTATCTTCGAAAGTTTCCCAGTTATATCTTCAAAAAGTGCCGCGGTAAAGTCACACCTGAAGATACCCTAAGAAGTCTCTAGAGGCCATCACGCGTCGCCTCGCGATCACCTAGGACTGTCCACAAGGCGCGTCAGACGGTAGGTCCTTTCAATCTTAGCTTTTCTACCATTCAACTTCATACCGGTAACACCCTCTTTAGTCATGTGTCGCGCGGACAATAGACGTGGCATGATGACTGAGTCAGCGGGCCATGAGAGCACGCTGCTAGCCAAAGGGAGGCCACGATGGCCACAACGATGTCGCCGAACGCAACGGCGCGCGCACTCAGCACGCCGAAGCGGACGGTCACGCCGAAAGCCGTACGCACGATGGCGCGATCGATCCTCGCGCGGTTCGACAAGACTCGGCACCCCGAGTACCAGTCACATGAGTACACCGTCGCCGAGGTCGCAACGCTCCGCAAGGCGTTCGCCGCTCGCGCCGGTCGGTCCGCCGCTCAGCCGGTCCGTAAGCCATCGAAGGGGACCGCTCGCAAGGCGTCCGCTCCGAAGGTCACCGCGATCCCCGAGACGGTCGCATGACCCGCTGGTTGCGCGCCATCGCGTACGCGGCCAGTGACGCCTGCTATGCCCTTGGCTGGTTGGTCGTCCGCTGACACTCCCCCCGGTCTGGCCAGCGCGGTCGGGCCCGGGGGGATTTTTTGTGTCCGGTCACTTGCAGACTTGCGCAATGACGCAATTTAGTCTTCTCGCCATATGTCTTTCTTTGACCATTTACCTTCATGTTAAAGATGTAGATGAGGCTTCTTAAGCACTTCTTAGCTACATAAAGGGCCATTTATGAGAATGATGTTTGAATGGCGAAGTGTACCTGCGGAAGTCGAGATGATGTTGGCGATGTGCTTCTATGTAACTTGGTAAACATCTCCTAAGGCGGTGCCGACGTGGTTCCTCATCTGCATCTTCATCACTGATCCACCGAACCTCACATCCCACAGGGACTGCCGGTTCACTACGGCCTCCGGATTGTAGAGGTAGATAAGGCTTCTTAAGGCGATGTTCTTAAGCTTAGATGATCCTCATCTTCAAAGCTTCAGCTACGTGGCGGTGTGAAGGAGGAACACGGTGATCTGGGAGGTGATCTTCACAGCGTAGATGGATGATGAAGATCACGTAAGCTTAAAAGAAAAGGGCCAGAGAGGTAATGCTCCAGCCCTTATTAGAAAGGATCTACCCCTCCCCCTTGGTATCCTCCAAGGTATATTCCTGGGCGTTTGGGAAGTAATAATGGTAAGTATCTTCCAGCAACATCACTGCCCTAACCACACCCATTGAATTGCGGGCCATGTTCCAAGCCTGACGAAGTTCATAGGGCATATGAGTTGTAAGACGGTTGAAACGATCGTCAGCGCGATTGCGGCTCGCAATAGTGGGCTCCGCGGTTCGTTCGTCCATGTGATCCTCCTAGAGATGGAACTACCCCCCACCGGTTCTCCAGTGAGAGGTAGTTGAAAGATTTCGCGGCTGGCAGTAGTCTCGAATAGTTCCAGAATTACTCCAATGAAGGAATTACTCTTAGAACATCTACCCCGTGCCATGAAAAGGCAGCCCGACGATATGCGAACCCTTCGCCAGCCGGACGATTAGAGGAGATTACTCGTCATCCTCGTCTTCATCCTCTTCCTCGTCTTCGTCATCCTCGTCTTCGTCATCATCCTCGTCGACTTCGACTTCGTCCTCATCCTCGTCGTCGGCAAGATCGTCCAACTCGTCGATGGCGTCAGCCGCCTCTTCAGCGGCCTCCTGAACCTTCGCCTTCTTGGCCTTCTTGCCCTTCTTCGTAGTCTTGGTCGAAGTTGCACCAGCCGCGATTGCCTTGCGGAGACGAGCGAGGTCATCATCCGAGAGGCGGTAGCGCGTATAGGTGTCGTCGTTGCTGAAGTCATCCGTACGAAGGATGCGACGGAGCTTAACCGGAGAGATCCCGAGGAGAGCAGCAGCTTCCTTGGTGGTCATTCCCTCAGGTTCGACCTTTTTCTTGCCCTTCTTGGCAGCCTTCGACGCCTTCAACTTGGCCTTCGTCTCGGCTGACATCCCTTTCTTCTTGGGGGCGGGAGTAGGTTCTTCCTCTTCATCCTCGTCATCTTCGACGGGAGCTGCCACCTTCTTCGTTGCCTTACCAGCCTTCGCTGCCTTGGCGGTTGTCTTCTTCGCCACCTGGACCTCCTGTGGTTTGATGGAGCTCATGTCCATCTGCATGTCTATTATATAAGAGCCTGATGCTCGTTGTCAAGGAGTTTCTTCAACTAAGTTTTAACTAAACTGCCCCTCCCTTCCGCATAGTTGCTGATGAATCCATGCCCGCAGAGGAAATCCTCCCCGGTGAACAGGTAGTAAAGCTTTCCAACTCTGACGTAGTACTCAATCCATTGGAGATGTTCTTCAGCTGTGTCAAAATCCTCGGGAAAGCTGAAGTCGTGAATGTCATTGGATTGGAGCCACTCAGTTAGAACTTGTTTAAGATCTTCCTTCTCCTGCTTAGAGATGATCCCACCATCTGCCATCGCTTGACTGAGTTGTTCATAAGGAATCATTCGACTGGCTCCAAACCCTCAGGGCGGCAGAGAATTCCACGGGCGAACCGTGTGCCTTCTGCCCCATTGTCAAGGATCACGAGGATGCGGGAACGACGGAACTCTTTGATTGTTCCAATCCGCCCTGCGATGTAAGCTGGCCGTGCCTGCCTGCTAATCCTAACCTTTGATCCCACATGGAGATCTACCAGACGAGCGATCTTGCGATCAGCTACTGCCATTGTGATCTGTGTGAGAAGCCTGTCGTACTTGCCTTCTCGGATCGATTGTAGAACTCCCATAATCTTATCTACCTTTCATTACTTTCACTTGTCTGGGCGAGTTGCCATCTTCTCAAGTGTGGATGAACTCTGTCCACCACGCCGAAGGTTGGCATTGATCTGCTGCTGTGCGTACTTCCTCAACAGCTTCGGCTTCTTCGTGCGAAGGATGGCCGCCTTATCTGCCTTGTGCCACTGAGGGTCGGCCGTTGGAAACTGGATCGGAGGCTGATTGATAGTAGTACCATCGTGTTTGATCTTCGTCTTTTCGTTCACTTATCTACCTCAATGAGGCTCGAGAATCACGGATATTTTCATCCCTGACCTTCTCAAGGAAGTTGTACGCTGGGCCTTCGTCGTTGAACGTCTCAGTTACGAAGGCTTCCCTTCCCGCATCCCAAATCTTTACCCTATAGATGATTCTCCCTGTGTCGAAATGGATCTCGTCAATTCTGCCCGAACGAAGAACTTTCCAAGATTCCTCCTGAAGAGTAATACGTTCGACTTCAACTGGCAATGCCATTAGAGTTCTACCTGGTGACCCGGCTCATCCGCACAGAGGAGAGTCAAGTACATCGCGTCCACCCCCGAGAATTCAAGGAAGAACTCGTCAGTGAGCCGTGTGCCGTCGAACTTCCACAGGCCAATGAGCAGAATATCATGTTCGACGTTGTAGTACTCGACGCGGTCGAAACCCCTTGATTCAAGCTCCTCCACGATTGAGTTTTCGCCTTCTTCATATTCTCTGGAGAGGAGAATTTCTGCGATCTCCTTCCCCAATGCGATCCGATCCGAGTCAAGCATCCCGCCCGGGTGGTGCTGTACTTCGATATTCATGCGGTAGCCTTCTCTCGCAACTTCTGTACCTTGACTATGGCAGTTCGTGTGGCCTCCACCTGTGCCGCATTCACTGCCTTAGAAGCTTTCTCCTGGCTTCGAGCTTGAGATCGTAGAGCCGCCAACATCTGATTCAGCTCGAGGAGTTCCCACCTCATGGCCGCCTCCGCCAATTGACGTAGATGCTTGTATCAGCGGCCACTTCTTCTAAATAAGTGATCCACTTCTTTGAAATAGGGACGGTTCCGAAGAATGGGCGACCAGAGAAATCGTATGTTCCGAAAGCGCCTTCTCCTAGGAAGTCCATAACTGCTTCACGAGGAGTTCCCTTACCGCCGGGCTCCTCGTATTCGATGTGATATCTCTTACCTACTTCCATTTCTACCTCCTAATCTACTAGAGGCTCGGTTCCTTTTGGCCCTAGTCCGTCCGTCCCCGTGACCATATTGTCCCAGCCTCGGTTCTGATTGTCAAGGTGATCCAGTAAACCCATCATTGGCGTTTGGGCAATGCTCGTGGTTTCCATAGCCATCATGGAAGCAAAGGATCTCTCCATTAGGCTCGTGTTTGTGTACCTCACAAGAGGCATTACAATCACATTCTCCGGGATAAACGCGTTGGCTCGAATTACTTTCTACACCCAACTTGCACTTCCTAATCCGTGTTCTAATTGTAGTCGGCTTCGTATCCATCATCCTCCCAACCTTGAACGTCATCCACTTCGACGATTTCATCCCAATGTTCCATATCGTACTTGTTCTCCTCGTACCACATCAGCTCTGCATCTTCATTCCAGTGTGCGTAGTCGCTAATCGGTGGAATGTTATCTCCGCGCCGAACTTCTCGTCTCTGCCGCTTCATGAAATCTCCTCCATGATGATCTGCAACTCACCCATATCTTTGTGGGCTAGGTAACGTGTGATATCAAGGATAGAATGAAGAGCCTTCTTCCTACCTTCAGCTCCATCGAAACTATCCGTTGCCATCGCATTGAGGAACCAACGCAGGAGGTTAGGATAGTTGGGCGCGAGTTCGATGCTATTGTTGTGAACGTACCCTTGCTCAGTACCTTCTGCTGAGATGACGGTTACCGGGCCTACTACCGGTCCATTATTCTTGGGATTGAGTGGATATGATCTTCCCCTGCCAAAGTCAGACATCTTCCATTGCTCCTTCTCTCGATGTACCCTAGTCTAAGTAGATATGGTTCTACATAATCCTCAATAGTCTCTACCTCCTCATTGAGTTTAGTTGCAATTGCTTCCGCCCCGATTGGAATAGAAGTTGTCAAGGCTCGCAAGTACTTCCTATCTAGAGGCGTCAATCCCGCGTGGTCGATGTGTAGTTTGGTTGCCATAATCCTTGTGACGAAGGCTTCATCCACCACAGGGGGCATGAGAACCTCGCTGTAGTCCCTGATCCTCTTGAGGATATTGTTAGCGATCCTTGGTGTGCCTCTCGAGCGATATGACATCTCTTTGAATGCGTCGAAGTTGGGCTTTACCTTCAACTTTTCGGCTGAATTATGGAGAATTTCCTCGAGTTCGTCCTCCGTGTAATACTCTAGTTGGAGGACCAACCCAAACCTGTCGATGAATGGCCTCTCTAACCGCCCCATGTTTGTAGTGGCCCCAATCACCGTGATGTCAGTCAGAGGCTGGGTTGTAGTTGAGAATTGGAGTACATTATCCTCCATCACCGGATAGAGAGCCTCCTGGGCTGGCTTCTTCATCCTGTGAATCTCGTCGATGAACAGGATTGTTTTGGGTTTCCAGTTGATCATGAACATCTTCTCGACGGCTGTGGAGGTTCCTAGCGATGGCCCAATGATCGCTTTGATCTTCCACCCCATCGAGTTCGCGATGATGTTCGCCAGTGTTGTCTTCCCTAGGCCCGGAGGTCCGTTGAGAAGAACGTGATCCAATGCCGAGGACCTCTGAGAGGCGGCTGTCATTGAAGTCTGTAGGAGGTCCTTGATAGGTTCCTGTCCGATGTAATCCTCCAGATTCTCTGGCCGTAGATTGTCCTTCTTCATAAAAGCCTCCAAGCTTCAGAGACATCTGCCACAGGTGAGCTAGTCGCCGCTTCTCTTTCTTGGTTGTTTTGTGTCCGAAGAAGGCTTTATCAAAGAGCTTTTCATCTCCTACTAACCGTCCATAGACCACCAATGCCTTCGCTTGTGCAGTTGCGGTAGAGCGAACGACTGAGTCGATATACCTCCGTGTTTCATCCTTCATAGAGAAAATCCTCGTCGCCCATTCGCCACCTGCCCATTCCGAAGTTATTATGTTCGCCTTCTCCCCAGTGGTACATGTTCCCATTCTTCCACCAATCTCGAAGATCCTGATATAGAGTATGCATTTGATCTGCGGTGGGGCAGTCAGGAACGGTTCTCTCCTTGATTCTCCTCTCAATATAGGGCCAGATGTACTCGTCCCAAGGAGCATCATCAGCCACCATTTCTAATTCGAAGCTATTGACAAATTCCTCAATCCATTTCTTTGTTTCATCCTTCATCTACACACCGCCTCCACTATTAGATGGGTACCGATGTACCACAGGGCGAACAAGACGATGGACCAAGGGATGAACCTTGTCCAGCTCTTGGATAGTTCTGACTGAGCCCAATCGAAGTCTTCTCGGGGAATTACGATCCATTCTCCTTTGAACTGTGCGGTGTCTTGGATAGTCACGTTGCGATGCAGTGGGCGCTTCATTCGACCAAGAACTCTTGGGCGTCATCTTCGTCGAGTGGTTGTGTGATGTCATGCCTGAGATAATGCCCGTAGAGGGCTAAGAGCATCTGATGCGGTGCGAAGCGATGGCGATCCTCCGGGCTATTGTCCCATGTGATTCCCAATTCCCTGACAAGGCCGGGTACCTCCGAATAATCGCCGTCGTAAGCCTCTTCACGATAGGCGATATCCCCGGGAATAGGGTTCCCCGCGATAGCCCTTCGAGCTTCGTCTTCCCAACCGGGAGTCTTCATCCTCTCGGCCATTTGATCTGCTAAGGCTGATTCTCGAAGGTGGTCGTACTCGTCGTTCATCTTGTCTTCCTTTCCTAGCCTTGAATTCCGTAAGTAGCTCGGAACTTGGCGATAATGCGGTCGTTCCTAACCCTTTGTCGAGCGAGCCTAGCGTTCTCATTCTTCCTTAGCCGTCTAACTGCCCCCTTCTCTATGCCTTCGCATTTGCAGTTGTGTAGATAGTTCATACATCCGTTACACCATGTGCAATGGATGGCCAAGTTCTGCTCGAGGAGACTGTTGATCTTTCGGCGGATTTTGCGAGCCTTGGGTCGATGCAATGCCTCCGCTTCGATTAGTTCCTGTCGGAGTTGGGCAAGTTGTCGATTATTGAGATCCATATTGAACCGGTGGTTGTAAGAGTCGTCGATCCTTTCCCAGTCAATCTCGAGCTTCTTGCCTCCTACCTTTGCGGCCTTCCCAATAAACTTCGCTTGGGGTCTAAGTGAGGCGGGTCGCATTAGAGTGCCTTCACCAGCTCTGCGATGTCATCTTCCCAAACCGAGAGTTGACTGTCGATCTCATTTGATGATGCGATGGACCTCGCTTGTGTTGTCGAGTTCAGCCAGGAGTTCGAAAGTCGTTCCCCCAGCTGATTGAATTTCGCTGAGTAATTGGCGAAGTCGCTTTTGGACGAAGTCGTTGTCCATGAAGTAAGATCCTCCGCTCGATGGCCCTAGTGTCCCCTTGTCTAAGTTGACTGGACTAAATTGGACCATGGCCCTATTGTCCCATCCTGGGTTCCATTTGTCAATCTGATCCAGATAAACCCATCATATCACTTTTGGGTGAAATTAGCAGCCGCGGCTACATCCCTAAGGTGGTATGACTGTGGATCCTCATCTTCAACTGAGCTTCTGTGTCGGTGAGCTTAGGATCTAATCTCGACTTTCCTCGAAGCACCTCTCGTCGAAGTTTTTTGGATGGAGATTGGGGAGCCGGGGGAACCTTGAATTTGGGATATGGCCACATTTTTGGGGCTCAGAAATGGCCTCTTAAGGAGCTCTTTCCACAGGGAGTTAAGAGAAAATTGTTCTCAAACCTATGGATCATTCTTATCAGGAATAAACTGTCACTTACTATTTTAAACTAGTATTGTTCAGTAAGTGACAGTATTGCCTGGGCGTCAGATTAATACTGTCACCTCTTACTGTATAATGGCCCCTTTAGGGGGCATACAGTAAAGGGACAGTTTAATCCGCAGGCCTACCCCTCAATCATCCAGATTTTGAGGAGATTCACCCCCTGTGGACAGTAATATCTCTCGAGCACGATCTATTACTACTTGATAAAGATCTTGATAGTAAGGATCTCCAACTCCTCCTACAGCATCGTCAAATAGAACTAACCGTTTCATTAGCTGTTCTAGACTGGTTTCTCTTTTAGTTTCAAATGCCCAAAGTTCATCTTTCATTGACATGATACCCCCTATTCTCCTAAAATCGTCTCTGTAGATATACGCGGAGAGCTGAGCTTCATCTTCCTAATATCCTCTTTTAAGTAGTAGTACGCTGCCTTGATAATCTTCGGATCGTCCATAAACTGCCCCAATCCCACATTACAGGCGCTGCATAACAACCCCCGCACGTGGCCATCTTCGTGGGAATGGTCAATGACAGCCTTCGTAGCGCCTGTGGGGGGTTTTGGGTCATCAGGGATGGTGATAGGGACTTTACAGATAAGACACTTTCGATCCTGAGCGATAAGCATTTGCAACATCTGAACGATAGAGAGCTTATATCGCCGCTTATATCGCGATCGTCTCCGAGTCTTCTGCCGTCTTGGGTTATCCTTCTCCCA